GGACCAGATCCGCCCCACCGCCGGCGGCCCTGCGGAAGTCACCGCCACTATCAACGGCCACCAGTTTCGCTTCGTGATCGAGAGCTACAGCCTGGACAAGCGGTTCGCCCGAGAAACCTACAGCGTCAAAGGCGCCTCCCGAACGCAACTGCTGGCCGCACCCTACGCACCCAAGCGCACGGGCCGAATCGAGTCGCAGACCACCGCCGTCCAAGTGATGACAGAGCAACTGCAGTACACCGGCTTTAGCGTCAGCCGCCAATCAGGGCTCACCGACTACGTTATCCCCGCCGATGCTTGGGGCTGGGATAACAAAACCGCAATGGAAGTCATCGCTGAGCTGGCCGGAGCCCAGGGCGCCGTGGTGGTACCGGACAAAAACACCGACGAGCTGCATATTCAGCACCGCTACAAACAAGCCGGCCCCTGGGCCTACCCGGATATGCCGCTGGGCAACATAGACGCTATCATTGCCGACACTATGACAATCAGCTACGCCAGTCAGTGGGAGCCGCAACCTGCGTACAACGCTGTTTTCATATCAGGAGTCACAAAAGGCGTGGCGGTTGACGTAGTTCGCACAGGAACTGCAGGCGATAAGGCCGCACCGGATAACTTCGACGATTTAAACGTGGAGGCTTATCAGTGCCGCGAACGTGGCCTTGCCGTGATCGCGGCAAGCGGCAATCAGGAAATAGTAACCATCGAAACTGTATTGCCCACCAGCGGCAGCCCCGGCTTAATCGAGCCTGCAATGCTGGTAGAAGTACGCGACACACGCGAACCCACAAAGACCTGGCGCGGTAACGTGCTGGGCACGAGCATAAGTGTCAGCAATCCCGGCACCGGTCGCGTGACACAAACCGTTAAGATCGAGAGGCACCACTACTGATGGCAACCGTTAACCCATGGGTAAGATTTCAAAACCTGATGCCCCGCGCTGGGCGCTACACCGTCACCATTGCAGCAGTAAACGGCGACGGTACAAGTATGGCCACCCGAAGGGATGGGCAAACTGTGAGGCTCAAGGGCGGGCTTGTGGCCGCCGGCGGGAAAGCGTGGGTAGAAGGCGAGCAAATCATAGGCGAAGCTCCAGATTTACCCGGTATTACCTTGTACGTTTAATTATTGCTCCAACAACCTGCGGCGATCCTTCCGCAAGCGGTCAATTTCAATATTGAACTGTCCGACTTCGCTGTCGAATCGCATCTGCTTAACTTCTGCCTCACGCGCTAAACTGTTTTCCCAGGTGGCGCCCGCCAAGTTGTTGTTTGCTCGCGCCTGGTTCGATCTCCAGCGCTCCATTTCCGCATCCAGCTGCCTGCGCGCCTTTTTTTTCCTCAGCTCCAACTGATAGATTCGCTTATCAATTCGATTAACTGCGCTTTTTACTTCGCGCCCCTCCAGAAAATCACGGCTACCCTCAGTAATCATAGAGCCACCAATTTCAGGCGCCGCTTTATGATCCAGCTTTACAGCGTCGTCGCCGCATGGCTGATCAGAGAAAACTGTTTGACCTTTATCGCCAGTGCACTGGTATACGGCGGCGGTGCTGGTGGCAGAAAGTGATAGCAGGACAGAGAGCAGGATGGTTCGTTTCACGATGCGTTCCCTCGTTTTCGTGGTTGTTCTGAGTGTAGCAAGAGCAAAGGTGAAATTGTGTAAAAGCAGGTTGGGGAATTTCTGCCAGTGCTCCTATAGTGCTACAAGGAAAAAATAATAATTTTAAGTGGTTGTAAATAAAAGTCTATTTAAATGTGTGCGCACAATCCATCATTGGCGCAACGCAGAAGCGCCGAGAAGGCTCTACGCCTGTGTTTTCGTGGTCTGAAGCCCTATTCTGTGGTGCTTTCATGTCGCTAATATTAACCATTTATTGCCTGTTTTATGCCGTTTTAGTATTCTCAGTGCTACAAATATCCTACAAAAAAGGGCGTGTAGCACTGTGGCTTCAATTATTCCGCGTACTCGGCGTGATGGTACCAAGTCCTGGCGGGCTGATGTGCGTGTTCGGCGCCAGGGAAAGATAGTTTATCAGCAAAGCCGCACGTTTGATCGTAAGGCATTAGCGAAAGACTGGGCGGCGAAGCTGGAGCTTCAATTACAGGCGCCCGGCGCACTGGACCAGGCGCGGCATCGGGGCGTAACCATCGGTGATTTAATCAAGCGCTACGCCAATGAGTTTGGCGCGGGCTTCGGGCGCAGTAAAGAAGCGGACCTGGTTCGACTGCAGTCTTACAAGCTGGCTGAACTGGACGCGATAGAAATACAAAGCCGTGATTTTGTGGCGCATATTGTCGAACGCATCAAAACCGTGAAGCCGCAAACGGCATCGAACGATCTGATCTGGCTGCGTGGCGTATTCAAAACAGCACGCAGTGCGTGGGGAATACCGGCGGCGCTGGAAGCGCTGAACGATGCTGCCGAAACCTGCCGGCGTGAGCGATTGGTGGCAAAGCCCGATCAGCGCAGCCGCCGGCCTACGCTGGATGAGCTGGAAAAACTGTTGGCGTACGGCAAAAGCACAGAGCACCGGCGCACCATTCCGACCACCGAAGTGATTCTTTTCGCGCTGTTCTCTGCCCGGCGGCAGGATGAAATAATGCGCATACTCTGGTCCGATCTGGACGAGCGCACCCGCAGCGTTATCGTGCAAGACATGAAGCACCCGTCACAGAAAACCGGTAACCACCGCCGCGTTTACCTCACGCCCGAAGCCTGGGCCATTGTTCAGCGCCAACCTAAAACCGATGCACGTATTTTCCCCTTCAACCCGCGGTCTGTGGGTGGGCGATGGATAGAGTGGTGCAAGTTCCTGGGCATTAAAGACCTGCACTTTCACGACCTGCGGCACGAGTGCATCAGCTGGCTGTTTGAAAGGGGTTGGGATATCCCGCGGGTGTCGGGCGTAAGCGGCCACACTACCTGGTCATCGCTGCAGCGTTATACCCATTTAAGCAGTCAGGAAATTCACGATAAGTACGATGGCTGGGTGTGGCGGCCGGCGACAGTGGTGGCTGAAGCGTAAGGGCCCGGCACAAGGAATGCCGGGCGCATCCGTTACCCGTGGTAAGTGCCCAGCATGGCCAATGCCTTTTTGCCGGCTTGCAACAGTGCCGCGCGGTGGGCTTTCTTTTCTACGTTGTCGAAGTTCATTAACAGCAGCACCTGGGCAATATCAGACAAGGCGTTAGCTGGCCGGTTTATGGCGTGTAACTCCATCTGAATTTTGCAGTCGCTGGCGCTGGTGCCGGTTACGCGCTCCATGTTTTCGCGGGCGGCGCTTATTTTGCTTTTCAAATCCTGCATTGTGCGGTCTTCCGCTTTCGGGTTATTCATCGTGTTGCCCCTGCACCGGATAAACTTCATCAACGCATCGGTACTGCTCTTGGGTTCTGGCTTGTGTGTCTGCCCACTCCTGAACCTCTTCCCGGTGTAATGGGTTGCCTTTTCTGGAAATTCTAGTGAACGTATAAGCCCCGGTTTCAAGCTCAAATCGCACATTCCAAAACTCTGATACATCGCTCATTGGCCTTGCCTTGGGCGCTTTTTACCGCGAAGATTTCCTGGCGGGGGCAGCATATTTTTCGTGGGCACTGGGCGCTGATGCTCAACCTGATACTTGCAGGCAGAACAACGGTCATCGGAAAGATTGCCCAGGATGCACGGCAGGTTCGCCCGCAGCCTTCTTTGCGCGATAGGATGACTACACCGCTGCTCGTGAAAATGAATACAGTTTATGTTCGGCTGATATCCCATCACTCACCACCTCCCGCCAGTTCGGCTCGCAGCCGCTTAGCCTTCTCAATCATTATCGAAAGTATCTCAAGGTCAGAATCATCCAGTTCAAAGTCGAACTGCGGACCGCCGGACTTTTCGAAAACGCTCAGCGAAACGTCACCATGCTCTGTCCGCCAAAGGTCGAGTACATGACACCCACGGCTATTCTTGTTCATTAATGTGAGCCGGATCATAGATCACCTCCCGGCTTGTCGGCCTCGTCTGCTTTCTGGCGTAGAACTCGGGCGCGGTCGAATGCCTCGCTAAGCGCGTCTATCCAGCTATCATCTTTATGAGCGCTGTCCTGCCCATAGCCGTTGATTTCGGCTAACTGGGTCGCAGCAATAAAGCTGTCAATAGTTTTTGTCATCTCAGCCACTCGCGCCTCGGCCTGCTCAAGCTTCTGCCCAGCATTATTAAGCGCAAACTTTACGCCGTGCCGGAAAGAATCAGATAACTGGCTAGGGCATCCAATTTGTAGGCCGTGCTTATGCAGACCAGATTTCTCCAGCTCAGTAAGCTCAACTTTGTGGTCGCTCATGATTCTTGCTCCTGCTCTGATTGCTTCATAAACACCAGCCAGTGAGTCAAACCTTTGTTTCCAGATACCTGGCCAAATAGCGGCCGCTCTGGAGTCAGGGCCAAAATCTCACCCAACTTAACTTGAGTTTCGTTCCATTTAAAGACGAGTACTCCGCCGTCTTCAAGAACCCGAAAGCACTCAAGAAACCCAGCTCTAATATCTTCACGCCAATCATCGGACAGTTTTCCGTACTTTGCTGCAAGCCAACTTTTAGGGCCAGCTCTCTCCAAATGCGGTGGGTCGAAAGCTACTAGTTTAAACGAGCCGTCCGGATACGGGATATTGCGAAAGTCCATCAGTATGTCGGGGTCGATTAGCAAGGTTCTTGTGCCATCTTCCCGCCCGTGTGACCTGTCCGTCACGGTGATTGTTTCGCTGCGCCGATCTCCAAAAACGACTTTTGAATTTTTTCGGTCAAACCACATCATTTTTGTGCCGCAACAAACATCGATTATTGGCTGATAGAGGGCTTGGTCGCTCATTGGCCTTGCCCCTGCTTTGGTGCGGTCGGGGCTGCACGAACCATCCTGTTCCATACTTCTATGACAGAGCAATCATCAAGCCCCTCCTCGCCTTGAGTGCGCATCCACTGGTCTGGTTCAATCGGAACCAGCTTCCACCCCTCCGGCACCACGGCGCTTGGCTGTTGTGGGGCGGATTTCTGTTTGTCTAGGTATTCCCAGGCTCCACGCACCCAATCCAAGCAGTCCAAAGGTGAGTCTTCAAAATCAGTCTGATGACCGCATTCCTCGCAAATCGTGAATCCTTTTTCAAGGTCGTCAAGAGCGAACCTCAGATCAGATAGGATTGATACCGGCACCACTGCGCTGGGCGGGTTGGCAGGGTTTACCTCCGGCCAGCACTTATCACAAGCATGTTTATGGCGCTCAAACTCGGTTGAGTAGTGCCACGGCATGTAATCCATGGAGCCGCCGCAAGTGTCACAATTTGGATAAGCCACCGGCTCCTCATCATCCTGTGCATACCCCGCCAAAGCTGTCGCAGCAATAAATCGCAGAGTTTTTGCTTTAAAATTACTGTCTCTGATGTTCGCGAGAGCGTTTACGATGGAGCTGGGCGGCTGGGCAGTGGCGTTAAGCATTTCCGAAGCCCGCCACCCAATCCAGCGCTGTTGCTGCATGAAAGCGCTTTCTGGCGAGTCTCGCTGAAGCAGGCTATTCACTGGCTCATACCGGCCTTCGCCACACCATTCAGGGTTCCACCATACGTTGCGCGGTACCGGGAATT